GGATCGTACATATATCCTTTTCTTTCATATCTATATTCGCTTTCAATGGCATGCACAGCGGATGTGTCTAATGTACGAATTTTTTCAGTCAGTACCGCCAAACTCATGCCATAGTAATTACCAGCCGGGTCTACCCGATATTTTATTATGTCGTAGAATATATCACGAACTTCGGGTGGCAATAAATCAAATTCATGTGGTTCTGGCACCTTGGGCGGTGGTGGTGGAAGATACGAAGTTTCGTCTTCTAGTTCCCAATTGTTCATTTTGTTCTTTGCTCACAGTAGTCAGTTAACATTCGTTCGCTGTGCCACTCATTTGAAAAGTGTCCACTAGTGGCAAACTCACGAAAGCACGGAGTTCCCAAGGTGTAGTGTACCAGTTTGGCATTGGAATTCCAGTCATATTCAACATCCAACCAGTTCCACTCTGGCGGCAGTTCACCAATGCGTTCATCGTCTAGCCAAGAGAATCTGTGTAGTTCTGCACCTGTTGATTTTTGCACAAACTCAGGAGTCAACTTACGATTGGGAAAACTGTTGCAGTTCCATAGTATCACACTGGACCAGTTTTTGCGTGGATAATCTTCATTTTTACTGCCAAGATACTTTTCAGCCATGCGTGTTTTATAGTCATGTTTGACTACCATGACATCGTTGTAAGGACTTTGTAGGTTCCATAGTTCCACAATATCTCCACGCAGAATCATGTCGCCGTCAATGAAAATGGCCCATCCTGAATAGTCCATCAAGTGTGGCACAAGGAATCGGCTGTAGATAAACTGGTTGCTGCCATCAGTGTGTGTTTCGTCATAGTCTCGGAACAAGTTCAATGCCACAGGAATAATAGCCACTGGCTGACTGGCATTCCTGATAATAGAGTTTACACACACATGGTATGCCACAGCTTCCCTAGGATCGTAGCCCACAAACACAGGAATTGGTTTCATCGACGTTCAATATCTTCCTCAACACAGCGATCACCGTATTGTATTTCAATCAATTTGAGTGGTTGGTCAGTTTCATTGCACAACTGATGCCATTCGTTTGTTTTGATAAACGTATGCTCATGTACAGTTAATTGACATTTGACTTCTTGATCAGTTGAAGCTTCATCCAGGGTGTACACAGTAGCCTCACCTTCGGCCACAAACCAAAATTCTGCACGTTGATCATGTCGTTGCATGCTCAAGCAGGTCTTGGGCATGACAGTGAGTTCTTTGAGTTTGGTATTGGCACCTACTTCATGCAACACACGATAGTATCCCCAGGTGCGTTCAGTCTTGGGTTTCTTCCAATCTTCTAATATCCAAGAACTGGAATTCTTTTTGTTTTCACCACCCACACCAAACACAAACTCCACGTCAGGTTCACTCATTTCGGGAATGTTGTGTTGAGTTCTATCGCCGCCGTTGGCAAAGATAAACTTGGCAGCAGGCATGGGATAGTACAGTCTGGTCAGGCGGATAGCATCTCGCGCACTGTCGTCCGAATCATCAAACTCAATCACACGATCTACCATGGAGAGATTTTCCACAATGGCTCGGCGCTCGGTCATGGGCATGAATGGTCTGCCTTTTTTACGAATCAACCAGTCGTCTGAATTGAGTCCAACAACCAGTCTGTGCCCCAGGGCCTTGGCTGCTTGGAAGTAGGCAATGTGCCCAGAATGTAGCGGATCATATCCCCCTGTGACAATTACTATTTTCATGTTAATATTTAACCAACATGACTCACACACCACCAAAAAGCTGTCCAGGCTGCAATGAAAAATATCAGCAAGAAGAATTCCATTTCTGCTAGATCTCGTTGCCAGCGTTCTTGATCAGTCATTTTAAGTCAGTTTTATTTCCACTGTGGCTCGTTTTTTGCCGCCGGTATCTGATACCACACCAACAACTTCAAACCCGTCTACGCCTATAAAATTAGTTTTGGTACCTTTGCATCGTATGTCCAATATAATGCGGGTGTTTTTGTGTGAGTGCTTTTTCATCAAGTCAATGTGGGTCTTTACAGGATAGTGATGTCCACAGCTGAGCCAAGATGTGATCAAATCAAATTTTATATTTTCATCAATATTGATGTTGTTGGTATCAATCAAGTGATAATTTTTTGTACCAAGTTCTTGCAGTTTGGCATCTAAAAAGTCAAAAGTGTGATAAAAATACAAATCATCTGTTGTTGTATTCCAATTGCCGTAGGAGGCTGTGTCAGACTTGTTAACGTTGTTCTTTTGATTACCATCCAACAACCACAACTCTGTACCGTACTTTTCTCCAAACCAACGAGATTCGTGAGCAAACCCGCAACCAATATCCAATAGCTTGCCAACAGGCTGCGACAAATAAGAATCAACTGCCTCAAAATTGGCTCGTTTTTTAGCAGTGTATCTTTCTGTGGTCCATTTTCTGGCCCATTGTGCAGAGTCATCTGCACCTTTGTCTGGATTGTCTATGTAATTGTTTAATGGATCTTTTATTTGAGTCAAAATATATTTAGCTTATCAAACCGTGATATCTTCCATGCCTGCTGTGCGCAGTCGCACCACATGACCCATTTGCCATTGTTTGGTATCCAGACCCTTCATAATACCCAACCAGCGGTTGCGTAACAATGCCACTTCGTTGATGATGGTTTCAAAGTCCACAACTTCTTCTTCACCGTCCACATACTTTTCAGCATCACGTGCTGTGAGCGCACGAGCATAGCCTTCGAGATACTTCTTGAAATGCCGGGTACGTATCTTGCGCAGTTGGATGTTGAGATAGTTGAGCACCGCCTCAATTTCTTGTAGCTGGTTGAACCTGTGTTCTGTGATACCTGGCAAGGCAGTGATATTCTTCTCTACCAGTCCACCAATCTTGCAGTCACGTTTGGCATCTGTAAGTTCGGATTCAAAGTGTGCAATGAAGTCAGGAATGTTACCAAGGTCTGCTACAACTTTACTGTACCACATTTTTAATTTCCATTAACATTGTTTATGTCAACCATTTTCTAAACTCGTTGGGTAAAAAATCAACATCTATTTTTCTGCGATTCACAAATTCTTCAAGATAGATTTTTAATTTTTGATGATTGTTTCCGGGATTTTCAAACAACTTTTTTGTCAACAATGAGTTCAATTGAACAGGATATTCTCCCAAATGCGTTGCAATTTTTTGTTTGCTGTCGGGATCCAAAACATTCACACACAGAAACTCAGGATATGTACACAACGAGTACACAATTTCTTTACTGCCAATATATAACAAAAAGTCATGAATACCAAACAAAGAAAGATTTGTCACTGTGGCATAAAAACTGTGCTTGACTGATTGTGATTCAAGAATTTTTATATTTTGTTGAAATCTTTTCCATGTATTTCCGTATCGCAATAATTCGTATAATTTTTCTGTTGCTTCGGCACTGATCACTATTTCTATTGCAGTAAACCTTGATAATTTTTTTAATTCTTTTTCAAAGCGAACAGGATCAACTCCCAGTCCAGACCATATTTTTATAGTGTTAATTTTTGTAGGTATTTTAGAAATTAAATCTTCAAGTCCCAGATACAAAAAAGGTTCGCCACCTGTTATTACTATTTCAGTCACGCCTGGTTGATCACAAATTGATTGTATTTCATCGATCAATTGCTTATGTAATTGGCCGTTTTTTATTTGTTTCTGACTCAGATCCATTATGACCTTGTCACGGGGGCTGAGTGTGTATCTGTCGTCGTTTGTTTCAATGGTGTATGATCCATTAGTATCAAGATCTCTAGCCCATGCTGAACTGTATGTTTTGCAACAATACAAACAACTCATATTGCAGTCAGATCCCGTAATGATGTTCAATGATTCTACAAAAGATTCTGCAAGATTATGAGTACGAATATTGCTGTTCATTAACAACCGACGACTGGGCATTGATTTTGACTCTGGTTGCCAGCAAGTGATATCACAACTGGGTACCGGAATATTGTTCAACATGTCTTGACGTTCTTTCAGCAGAGCAGGAGAATTAAATAGATCTCCTGGGCTGTTTTTGATATGATTAAAATTTATTTTTTCAGGAGTTGCGGCACAGCAACTTTGAGTTTCTAATTTTTCTAAATCAATACTGAGCCATGTGAACTTTTGACTGCAAAAATACTCTGACGGATCAGTAGTCATCTTCTTGATTGTAGTTGTCCTCTTCGTCCGGCTCTTCTTCGTCCTCTTCTGCATAATCCTTGTCGTTGTCTAGGTATGCAGTCAAGGCTTTTTTGATGTCTGAATCGCCTTTGAAGGCGTTTCGAATTTCTTCAACATCATGATCGTGATCAATCAGGATAGACACAATGCTTTCAGCGGCATCTATACGATCTACCACATTGACGTATCGCTTTAATTCACCCCAAATTTCGCTTGCTACTTCTGCTGACATTATTATTCCTCCACAGTGTCGGCTGTACTTACCTCTGCTTTGATGTTCTTGAAGTCTGTCATGACTTTGTCCAGGCAACCATCTTCGTTGGCTTCCCAGGCCTTGCGGAATTGTTTAATTATTTCACCTTCACCGGTGACAAACACCAGACGGTTGCCTTCTTTCTTGAGCATGCCTTTTTTCTCTGCAAGATCAGTTAATCCGCTGTAGGGATTCATACCTGTTTCGTAAGGAATTTTGACCTGCATGCCTTCGAATGGTTTGGCATAACGAGTTTTCATCACCTTACAACCAGCACGTATGCCCATGACTTCAGAGATCTTGTTGCCATCTTCGTCCTCTTTCAGCTTCATTTTCTTCATGGCCACCACAATACTTGACGCATAGATAAAGCCTTGGCCACCTGAGATCTTGTCATCTGGATCAAACATGTCTTGGCTGGCGTAGGTATGATTGGTACAAACCATTCCCACATTGAAGCCACCAAACATGTTGACTGAATTACGAACCAATGATGTCAGTGCCTTGGGCTTGCGACCCATGTCACCTTTCATGTCACCTGCTTCAAACTGGTTGACATCAGTTGGTGTCAACAACATGCCCAATGAGTCAATAACCCACAACACCTTCATGCGCTCACCGTCCGGTAACGCTTTGTAGT